AGTACGTATCGGGTCATCTGCTACTCCGGACAAGAGTTGACCCTTCACGCTACGCGCTGAGACCGTTCTGGAACTCAAAACGATTTCTTTGCCTGCACTTTTGCATGGCGGCTCGCGCATTACTGCGCAGGCACCCAGTTGAGCCCGAGCTTTGAAACAAAGCCCTGTCGTGCGCGGCCAACTAGCCCAGCCACGCGGCCTATAATCATAAGTCACCACTGACTTCAATGGCCGTTTCAATGCGACAGCTTTCCCTATCCGCCCTCATGTCCGCCGCTTTCACCGCCACGCTCGCGCTGAGCGCCTGCGGTGGAGGTGGCACCGATGCTGCCGATGACGTCGAGCTGCGCGCCTATAAGAACTGCAATGGCAATCCCGGGAAGAAGTGCCCCGCACCAGCTCCTGCTCCTGCCCCAGCTCCCGCCCCAGCTCCCGCCCCAGCTCCTGCGCCGGCACCTGCACCTTCTCCCGACCCAACCCCGGTGGTCTGTGGCGTGCCGCAGGACCAGATCAACGCCGCAGCCGCGGGGTCAGTCCTGGACATGACCGGCTGCAGCTACTCGGGCACCGTGACGATCAGCAAGCCGCTGACCCTCAAGGGCCTGACCCTGAATTCGCCTTCGGGCAAGGCTGCAGTCACCGTGACGGCGAGCGACGTCACCCTGGATCACGTGACGCTGCAAGGCCCGCAAGCCACGACCTTCGAGTGGGGCGCCTATGGCGTGAACGTGGTGGGCTCCCAGGCATCGCCCGTCTACCGGTTCCAGCTGCTGGACTCGGTCATCACCCGCTACGGCTACGGCGGGGTCATGATGGACTTCGCCTATGACGCCCAGGTCCTGCGCAACCGCGTCGAGGACGCCGTGTACGCAGGCATCATGGTCACGTCCGCCAAGGGTGGCCTGGTCCAGGGCAACACTGTGCGGCGCATCGGGGTCTACGGGGCCAGTGCCAACTCCAACAATGCCTACGGCATCGCGGTGTCCTCGAACAACCCGTCCGTGAACCCGCAGTCCCAGGACGTCGTGGTGGACGCCAACCTGGTCGAAGACGTTCCCACCTGGCACGGCCTGGACACGCATGCTGGCATCCGAATCACCTTCACGAACAACGTGGTCCGGGGTGCCTGGCGCGGCATCTTCATCACAGGTGACGGCGCCAGTCGCCGCAACAACGGCGTGACCGTCTCTGGAAACCGCATCGAAGCCCCGGCAACAAACGACCGGTGGGGCATTCAATGGGTCTTCGGTGACAACGGCACTGCCATGAAGAACAACCTGATCGGCTGGCCCTACGGCACCGACGTTCTCCAGCAAAGCAATACCGGCCTGTCCATCAGCGGCAACTACAGCGACCCTTCGGCGCCGCTGCCCTGAGCCCAGGCCCAGTCCATCAAAGCCCGCCGAGCGCGGGCTTTTTCATTCCTGCTCGGCGCCCAGCGTCTCGCGCTGCTTGATCCACGCCTCAAGCTGGCTTTTGCGCAGGCCCACGGCCTGCTTGCCCAGCTTGGTCGGCTTGGGGAACTCCCCGGACTCGATCATCCGGTAGATCGTCGCAATTGAGATGCCCACAATGGGCGGCCACTCCTTGGGGCGCAGCATCGGATCGGTGTTGACTTGCATGGCCTAAGTGTAGATCACCGGTGACTAACCGTCCGCAACTTATCTCAGCCAGCTTCGCGCCCCACAGGTCCATCGCGGCCTTGCGCGGCCCGTAGTAGGTCGCGCGGTTGTAGACCGCCATCGAGCCGACCATCAGGTGGTCCAGGATCTTCTCGACCACGTGGGGCTGGATCTCCAGGTCAGCCATGCGCGAGCTGAACGTACGCCTGAAGTCGTGCGGCGTGAACTTCAGCTTGATGCGGCCCTCGTTGTAGAGGTCCAGCACCGCCTGGCTCAGGGTGTGCCTGGCCATCGGGCGTGGTGCCTCCGAGCTGGCCCGCGTCGACAGGAACACGTACGGCGTGTGACCCGTGATGATCCACAGCTTGCGCAGGATGCCCACGGCGTACGCGTTGAGGAACACGAGGTGGTCGTCGTGCTCTTCCTTCGTCTTGTGCTTGGGGTTCCACCAGGTGCCCCGGTCGAGGTCCACCTCGCTCCACTCCATGGTCACGACCTCGATCGGCCGCTTGGCCGTGGCCAGTACCAGCAGCAGCCCCAGGCGCGTTTGAATCGTCAGGTCGATGTCGTCGCTGTCCATGAGCTTGATGAAGTCGGCGATGTGCTCCCACTGCAAGTTGGTGGACTTGGCCTTCTCCCTGCCGCCGGCGTCCTTGGGCGTGATCGTCACCGGGTTGGCCTGGTCGGCCCCGCGCAGGTGCTGGGCCTTGCAGAAGTCGAACAGCTTTCTGGCCAGGGGCAGGGTGCGGTTGGCCGTCACCTTGGAGCCGCGCGCCACGATCTTGTTGATGGCGGCTGTGACGTGCTGTGGCTCGACGTCGCACACCAGGATGTCGCCGATCACCGGGTTCAGGTTCACGCGCAGGAAGTCCGCGGCCGGATCGGGCCGCTTGTAGTGCACGCACAGCCAGCGCTCGTGGAACATCTCGATGGCCTGGCGCACCGTCACGGCCTGCAGCTTGACGTCCTGGGCGCTGCGCCGCACCAGGATCGGGTCCTTGCCATCGGCGAGGGTTCTGGCAGCCTCCAGGCGCTTCTCGCGGGCCTCGGCCAGGCCCAACTCGGGGTAGGTGCCAAGGGTCATCGCACGGCGCTGGCGCACGTAGGTGTAGCGGTAGACGAACGACTTGGTGCCGCTGGTGGCCACCTTCAGGTAAAGGCCATCACCATCAGCGACCAGGGTGTCGCGCGTAGGATTGGGCTTGAGGGTGTCGATGCGGCGGGCAGTGAGTTGCGACATAGCAAGTAGGCTGCAAGTAGTCACTCAGTCGTGACATGAATCAGGCGGCCATTCTAGTCACCAAAACAGTCACCATCAAGCGCGCGCTTGGCTGGTTTCTGCTGATGAGGACTGAGAGGGCTTTTCAGCCTAAACCCTTGATTTCCAAGGGAACGAAGGCCCAAATGATAAGGCACAAAAGTAAGTAACGGGTGACCAAACTTGCATGGGGTGCAAGGGGTCGCGAGTTCGAATCCCGCCACGCCGACCATTATTTCGCAAATAGATCAACGGGTTAGGAGTCACAAGCTCCTAGCCCGTTTTCTTTTGGCCGGCGCCAGTCACCATTCCAGTCACCACTGCGTGGAGAACAGGTGATCGTGGCTGCGACAACTTGGCCATGCTTTGAAGTAACCGGTGATCTGGCCCTGCCTGGATGGCCACGCAGGCCCACGTTAAGGCCGTCGGGAAGTTTTGAAACGATCTGCATCGCCACGTGAGTCCTACAGGGATGCTGGACCGCAGCAGGTAGAGGCGTCACCAGGACAAGCTGAAGGTCAGGCGACCTCACCGGCTGAATACTAGAGCCACGTTGAGCTTGTGCTTGCCTGCCCATCCATGCCTGAGCCGCCTCCGGATTGAGGCTGCGCCGTCGAGTTGCGCAGCCGCTGCAGTTCAGCGGATGACCTTTTGGTCTAACAAGGGCTGGAGTTCAGATAAGCGCCTGCTTACTCGGTGTGCCTGGGCCGAGTACCTAGGCCCAAAGTGACATTCTTGACGGTCTCCGTTGCGCGTTACGCATAACGGTGTAGGACGCACCCCGTGGGACTCGTGTCAGAGTCCTGATATAGTTGATCGCAACACGTCTCGATCCACCCCAACTTGGTGCACAGACATGAAAAAGGCGCCCAGAAGGCGCCTTTGAAGGGAGACAGGAATGTTAGTCACCGGACACTGTATTGGCTGGTCTCAGCTTGCTGAAGGCGTTGAAGATGCGTTCGCGCTCTTCGACGGTCCGGATCACGGGGTTGGGCACGCCCGTGGAGTCCAGGATCTCCAGCACTTCGGACTGGGTCTCGGTCAGCCCGTTGCGCTGCATCATCTTCTGAACGATGGGCCACACGTCGGGCTCGTATTCCTGCATGCACAGGCTGTAGAGGTAGGTGGGGTCCACGCCCAGGGCCTTCGCCATGGCTTCCACGCGCCCGATGGGTAACTTGGACTTGCCCTGTTTGAACATCGTGATGATGTTCGGCTTTTCAAAGCCGATCTCACGCGCGATCTCAAGCTGAGATTTGCCGCACAGGTCGATCTGCGCGGTCAGGTATTCCGCGACTGTGACGCGGGGCTTCGAAGGAACCTTCGCCTTGGTAGCTTCCCTCGTCGTGGTCTTGGCGTTCATGAGCACTCATCCTTGTGAAAGTGGGTGACCCTCAACGGATCACTATAAGTAGGTGGTGAGTCACCTTGCTTGCACTAAGTATAGCGTTTGCGAAACCCGGACAAAGCTACTGAGGCGCTAAATAACGAGGTTTGTAAGTGCATTCCTACATACCCTGGTAAGGGTAAATCCGTGAAAAAGTAAGTATGTGGTGAGCTATACTCGATTTGTCAGACGGTTCGCACATCACTGTCATCACTGAACCAATTTTTCCTGGAGTTCTCGGGACCATGCTTTCACCCATCATTGCCCAGGCCGAAGCCATCTCCTGCGAGGCTTTCGCCGACTTGTACGAGGACTCCGACGTGCTGGGGAGCCTCGATCTTGGCAACGTGATCATCCACAAATGCATTCATCCTCAGTTGGGAGAGATCCACCTGATCTCGAAATTCAGCGGCGACTTCGGCGTGTACCAGTCGCCCTCCTGTTCGTAATCACCGGGCCTGCCAGGCCAATCCGCAAGCGGGCCACGAGCCCGCTTTTTGTTTGGCAATCGCATCGCCACCTTGCATCTCCTGACATGCCCGCATACACTGCATTCGGTTAAGTCAGTCGTGACTTGAACATCAACAGGAGAGCTTGAGAATGAATGAACGTGTGCATGTGATGCGCCAGGCAATCGTCAAGTTGACGAACCTGCTCGCCGGCAAGGCCATCCAGGTTAGTCAGCAGGGAATTACCGCTTTTGTTCGCGCGGACTCGACCGGGCGGCCCGTGCTGGTGAACCTGCCGTACCTGCCGGACAACGCGACCGACGAGCTGATCGACGCCATCCAGGGCTTCCTCGACCACGAGGTGGCCCACATCCTGTTCACCGACTTCACCCTCATGGGCGAGGCGGCCAAGGTGGGGGCGGCCAACATGCTCAACCTGCTGGAAGACACCCGTATCGAGCGCTGCATGGCCGAGAAGTTCTCCGGCTCGGCGTACAACCTGGGCAAGACGGGCCGCTTCTTCCTGGACAAGTACACGACGCCCAAGATCAAGGAAGCGATCGCGAGCGGCGACCAGGACATGCTCATTGGCGTGCTCACGGTGCCGCTCATTCGCGCGATGGCCGGCCAGCTGGTGTTCAAGGACTTCATCAAGGACCACATGGCCACGGTCGATCCCCTGTACGAGAAGATCAAGGACCTCGAGCCGCAGGTGCAGTCCCTCAAGAGCACGCAGGATGCCCTGGACCTGGCCACTGAGATCGTCAAGCGCATTCGCGGCGAAGAGGAAGACAGCGGGGGCTCGGGCGGCGGCAAGGGCGCTGACAAGGCCCGTGTGAAGGTCAAGGCACCTGGCAAGGGCAAGGGTACTGGCAAGGGCAAGGGCGCGGCTGGCAAGCCCGAAGCAGGCGAAGACGACGAGGACAAGGACGACGCAGCCAAGGGTGCTGCGGGCGCCGGTGAAGAAGAGGGCGACGAAGAAGGCGAGGGCGCCGGCGCGGGCACGGGTGAGGGCGAAGAGACGCCCGAGATCGAGGCCCTGGAGGAGAGCGAGGACGATGACGGCGACCCCGGCACCGCCTCCAAGTCCAAGGGCAAGAAGTCCGACGACCCGCTCGAGCTCGGTCGCCGCGATCCCCTGAGCTGGGAGGCGATCGACAAGGAGACCGCCAACGACTTCGACAGCACCGTGTCGAAAGCCATCACCGACAGCGCCGTCGCCTGCGCGGCCGACTCCGACTACGTGGTCTACACCACCGACAAGGACGTGATCGAACCGCTGCGCGTGGGCAGCGGCTACAAGGACGAGATGCTCAAGCAGCTGCAGGACCAGACCGAGCACATGGTCGGCCCGCTGCAAAAGGACCTGGAGCGCGCGATCGCGGCGCGCTCGCTGGCCCAGTGGAACTCGGGCTTGCGCTCGGGCCGCCTTCACGCAGCCAACCTCAATCGCCTGGCGATCCCGCTGCCCGGTGGTGCTGTGGACGACCGGGTGTTCCGGCGCAAGCAGGAGACCACCAGCAAGGACGTCGCCGTCGAACTGGTCGTGGACTGCAGCGGCTCGATGAGCGGCGCGAAGATCCACACCGCCACCCAGGCTGCATACGCCCTGGCGAGCACGCTCGAGCGCATCGGCATCGTGAGCGAAGTGATCGCCTTCACCACCGGTGAGGCGGCCGCCGGATCGTGGGAAGACGTCGAGGAGATGCAAGACAAGATCGGCAAGCGCTGCTCGCGCGCCGAGTCGCTCTACATGCCGGTACTCAAGGCGTTCAACGAGCGGCTGTCCACCGAGGTGAAAAAGCGTTTCGGCTGGTTGCCCAACTCGTCGATCCTGGCCTCGAACGTGGACGGCGAGAGCGTGGAGATCGCCGCGATGCGCCTGCTTGCCCGACGTGAGAAGGGCAAGGTGATGATCGTCTTGTCCGACGGTCACCCCGCGGCCTCTGGCAGCGCTGCGGAACTGGCGTCACACCTCAAGCGCACCGTGGAGCGCATCGCCAAGCGTGGCGTGCAGGTCGTGGGCATCGGCATCCAGTCGGACGCGGTGCGCAAGTTCTATCCGAAGTCGATCGTCCTGAACAACGTGAGCGAGCTGCCTTCGGTCGTGATGAAGGAGCTGCGCGGGATGATCATCCACTGAGCTCTTTAGGCGGGTTGCGCGGATAAGTCACCGCGTACTTGTTTTTCCTGCGCGACCCGCGCATAATTCAATCATCGCGAAACGCAATCGGGCGCTGTGCCCAAACCGAAGGAGAACATCCCCATGAGCGAAGGCAAGATCAAGTGTGAACTGTGCGGCGCCCTGACGCACGTGGTGCAACGACACCTGAAGGAGGCCCACCCCGAGGTCTCGCTGCAGGACTACCGCACCAAGTTCCCGAGCGCTCCCGTCCTGAGCGAAGCCGCCGAGCAGGCGCTGCGCAAGAAGAAGGCAGCAGAAGCTGCCGCCCAGCCCGCGGCCCAACCCGCAGTCGCAGCCGCCGAGCCCGTCATGGCGATGGCCGGCACGCACGCGGGCAACGTCGCGACCCTCATCCCCAAAGGCACGATCGTGAAGAAGCATTTCCACGAGGTCTTTGAGCTCGGCAAGGTGAAAGCCGCCATGAGCCTCAAGGGCGACCCGATCAACATCTCCGTCATCAGCCCGCACGACCAACAGGAATTCGTGCCGGCGACTTCGGACAACTACGTCTACGACATCGACGAGCTCAAGAACGTCATCCTGGCCTTCGAGCTCAACATCAACAGCCTCATCTGGGGCCACAAGGGCTCGGGCAAGACCGAGCTGGTGGAGCAGGTGTGCGCGCGCACCAACCGTCCGATGATTCGCGTGCAGCACACGGCGAACACCGAAGAAAGCCACATCGTGGGCCAGTACGTGGTCAAGGGCGGCGCCACCGAATTCCAGCTCGGTCCCTTGCCGATGGCCATGATCAACGGCTGGGCGTTCCTGGCCGACGAATACGACTTCGCCATGCCTTCGGTGCTGGCGGTGTATCAGCCGGTCCTTGAAGGTAAGTCACTGGTGATTAAAGAGGCGCCGCCCGAAATGCGCGTGATCAAGCCTCACCCGCAGTTCCGGTTCGTCGCCACGGGCAACACCAACGGCAGCGGCGACGAGACCGGTCTGTACCAGGGCACGCTGGTCCAGAACGGTGCTAACTACGACCGCTTCGGCATGGTGATCCACAAGAAGTACATGGACCGGGCCGCCGAAGAGACCATCCTCAAGAACCACTGCAAGCTGGTGGACGCGGACGCCAAGAAGATGGTCGAGTTCGCGACCCTGATCCGCCAGTCTTACGACGCGGCCAAGGTGTCGGACACCATCAGCCCGCGTGCGCTGATCAACGCGAGCCGCATCGGCGTGATGCGCGGCAGCTTCCGCCAGGGCTTGAACCTGGCGTTCATCAACAAGCTGTCCAAGATCGACCGCGAGGTCGCGGATGGTTTGGCGCAGCGCATCTTCGGCTGATCGCCATGACACACAAGGAAAAGCTGATCGCTCTTCTCAAGGAGATGGGCGTGCAGGAGGTGACCGTCACGGCGAATGACGAGGACGGCTACAGCCAGGTCACGACGACCTGGACTGCGGATGACCATGCCGTCTCGTTCGTGTTTCTCCATGACGTCTTCGATTTCATCGAGACACCCTTGAGGCCCAACTGATGTTCATCGAGGACCAAAAGGACTGGGACGCGGTGATCGCCCGCCCCGGGATGCTGGACCAGGCGCTGACCGAAGCCTTTCGCATCGGTCTGCACCAGGACGACTGGCCCGAATTCGCACTGCTTTACCTGCTGGGAGCCTGATGATGGCCACGCGCAAACCCAGGTCCGTCAAGACCTACAGCCTCAAGCTCGAGGACAACACCGGGCTCATTCACCTGCAGGCCCAGTTCGGCTTCAAGTGGGCCAAGATGAACGGGCACGTCCTGGACTACGACGACATGGTGCAGATCGCCTCGATCGCCTTCCTCAAGGCAGTCGAGGGGTTCGATGCGAACGCCGGCGTCACCTTCTCGGCGTACTTCACCAAGGTCGCCTTCAGCCACTTCGGCAGGGAGATCGGCGTCATGAGCGGCGTCAAGCACCTGAGCGCCGACCAGCGCGCCGAGATCAAGGCCCGCAAGGAGGAGAACGCCAGGCGCGCCGCAAGCGGCCAGGAGCAGCTGCCCGAGGTGACCTATGGCTTGCGCCCGATCCCGTTCTCGCAGGTCCCCAGCGGTCTGGAAGACGGCGAGATCGGTGAGCCCTTCGAGTCGATCTTGGCCTCCGACGCCCTCAGTCCGGAAGACGAGCTGATCGAGCGCGAAGAGCGTGAGCAGGCAGCCCAGCGCGCCATGTCCAAGCTCAGCCCGCTGGCGCAGCTGGTGGTGCAGTGGCTGCAGGACCCGCCGCCCGAACTCTTGATCGAGCTGCGCAAGAGCGATGCCTACCTGGAGCGCTCGCGCGAGCAGGGTCTGCGCGCCTACGGCGTCATGCGCGACGGGATCACGATCGCCAACATCGGCAGGTTCCTGAACCTGATCACCGACGGTGCCGCGAAAGCGGACTTCGCCCAGGCCCAGCAGGAGCTGGCCGCCCTCATCGAGGAGAGCTGAAATGCAAGTGCTCGCAGCAACCCCCACCCAGCAAGCGCCTGGCTGCTTCGGCTCGGCCAGCATCTACGCCCTGGACTCGAAGATGTGCAAGCAGTGCCCGTCCTACCAGGCATGCGGCGAGCAGGCGCACGATGTCCTCATGCGCATCAAGGGTCGCATCAACGTCCAGGACCTGCTCAAGCTGCACCAGAAGGCGCGCATCGAGGCGGACGCGGCAAAGGCGGCCCAGGAGCCTCCCGAGCCGCCTGCGAAGCCCGTGGCGCAGCCTTCCCCCATCACCGAGCCCGTGGTGCGCGCCACCCCGCTCGCGCAGGTCAAGTTCGCTGTGAGCGCGCAAGACCAGGCCACCATCGACCGCATGGGCAACACCAAGGTCAAAGCAGTGGCCGTCTCCCTTGCCCAGAACAACCGTCTGGAGTACGTGCGTGACTCCCTGCGCAACGGGCGCAACCCGTTCGCTGGTCGGCTGTATCCGAACATGCGCGTGGCGGTCGAGATGCTGCTGCAAGGCGGCTTCACCAAGGCGTCACTGGCCCAGCGCTACGTGCAGGCCCTGGGCTGGACCGAAGGCACCGCGGCATCGCAGCGCGCCGGCGCCCTGTGCATGCTGCAGGCCCTGGATGTCGTGCGCGAACAAGGCGGCGTGTTCACGCTGAAGACGCAATGAAGTTCGAGGTTGCCATTACCAACCACTGGCCCGACATGGGCTCAAAGGGGTCCATGCGACTGACGCCGCCCGACGAGGACCGACCCTGGCGGTTGCGTGAAGTGAAGGACGTCGTCTGTACTGAGACGCGCTCGGAGATGTCCGGCACAGCCTATGGCGGGTCAAAGAGCACCAGCGTCATGCGGACCATTCAACTGATCGCCATCTGGGAGCTGGCCATCCCCGAACCCGAGGATTACCAATGAGCGTCATCGACCACTGCCTCAGCGTGCGCAGCGACTTTTCCATCGGCGAGTCGCTGCTGCAGGTGGACCACATCATCGAGCGCGCGAAGGCGCTGGGTTACCAGTCGGTCGCCCTGGTGGACACCATGAGCATCCACAACATCGTGGACTTCTCGAACAAGGCCAAGAAGGCGGGCCTCAAGCCCATCGTCGGCTGCCGGCTGCGCGTCTATGACGACCCGAAGTGGAAGTGGAAGAAGTCCGACGGCGTGCCCGACAAGCCCAACCCGATGGTTGCCATCAAGGTGTACGTCACCGGCGACAAGGGCATCGCGGGCCTGATGAAGCTGCTGTCCAAAGCCAACACGCGCGAGCAGTTCCACTACCACTCGCGCACGGGCTGGGAGGACGTGCTAGCCCTCGAGGAGGTGGCGGTGAGCACGGGGGACTTCCAGTCGATCTGGCACCACCCGCAGTGGCCCGACCGTCTGTGCGAGCTGCATGACCGGTTCGGCGACAACTGCTTTGCCGAGCTGGTGCCGATCGACACGCCGCTGTTCGACACGCTCAACGCGAAAGCGCTGCAGGCAGCAGGCGCGAGTGGCATGCGCACGCTGGTGACCTACCCGACGCTGTACCAGGACGACAGCCATGCGCCCACCCTGGACGTGCTGAACTACATCTGCAACCAGTTCAAGATGTCCGAGAAGAGCCGCCCCCGCCAGTGGGTGCAGGACTTCGGCTTCAAGGAACCCAAGGCCCTTCTGGACAAGGTCAAGCAGGCCCACGTGCGCAACGTGCGCTTCTACGAGCCGCTGGACCCGAACCTGCAAGCGGGCCTGTGGAAGACCGGTCTGGCCAACATCGAGCATCTGGCGAACCTGTGCGCCTACGAGTTCAAGAAGCAACCCGTGAGCCTGCCCACGATGGCGGCCAACGAATTCATGGAGCTTGGCAAGCGCTGCATCGAGGGATGGAAGCGCCGCTTCGCCGCGCCCGTGCTGGGTCACCAACCTGACCTGCTGGAGATCCCCAAGTACAAGGAGCGTCTGAACTATGAGCTGGCAGTTCTTAAAAAGATGGGTTTCGCAGGGTACTTCCTGCTGGTGCAGGACCTCGTCGTCTGGGCCAAAGACAACGGGATCATCGTCGGACCAGGACGCGGCTCGGTCGGTGGCTCCCTGGTGGCATACCTGCTTGGCATCACCGATGTGGACCCCATCCGATTTGACCTCCTGTTTGAGCGCTTTATCAATCCCGAGCGCCTCGACCTGCCCGACGCCGACCTCGACTTCATGTCCACCCGTCGCATGGAAGTTGTCGACTACCTGGCCAAGAAGTACGGTGCGGACCGCGTCGCGGGCATCTCCAATTTCTCCACGCTTGCTTCCGCGTCGGCGCTGCGCGAAGCAGGGCGCATCCACGAGCTGAGTAACGCCGAGCTTTCTGCCACCAAGCTGGTGCCCAAGGAGCACGGCCAGAGCGTCACGCTCACCGAGGCAGCCAAGATGGTGCCCGAGCTGGACAAGTTCAGGGTGACCCATCCCGAGGTCTGGGCACACGCGCTGCGCCTGGAGGGCTGCATGCGCGCCCTGGGCCAGCACGCCGCGGGCGTGGTGGTGGGTGGCGAGCCGCTGGTCAACCGGGCGGTGGTGGAAAGCCGCAGCGATGAGGGCGTGCCCGTGGTGGCATGGGACAAGCGCGTGGTCGAGGATTGGGGCCTGGTCAAGATGGACGTGCTGGGCCTGTCCACGCTCGACGTGCTGGAGATCGCGCGGCAGTACATCCGCGACCGGCACGGCAAAGAGGTGCGCTACATCGACCTGCCGCTCGAGGAGCCCGACATCATGGACGCCTTCAGCCGGGGCGACACCACGGGCGTGTTCCAGTTCGAGTCCCCGGGCATGAAGCGCCTGCTGCGCGAGCTGGCAGCCGGTGGCCCGCTGACCTTCGAGGACATCACCGCGGCCACCGCCCTGTACCGTCCCGGTCCCATGGACTCGGGCCTGATGGACGACTTCATCGCCATCAAGCAAGGCACCAAGACCCCGTTCTACGAGCACCCGAACATGGAGCCGGCCCTGAAGGCGACCAATGGCGTGATCGTCTACCAGGAGCAGGTGATGCAGCTGGCGGTCGACCTGGCGGGCTTCACCCGCGCCGGCGCAGACCACCTGCGCAAAGCCATGGGCAAGAAGGACAAGGACAAGATGGCCGAGATGGGTGACCAGTTCATCGCGGGCGCCGTAGCGGGCGAAGTTGAAGTCGAACTCGAAGATGGAACCGTCCATCGCGTACATCGCCTGCGCAAGCTGCCATGCACAGACGGCATCTCACGGACTGTTGAAGAGGCTATCGCCGCTGGCGTGGACATCGTGTGGTGAGTGCCATGTGGAAAACAATTCCCGGTCATCTCGACTACGAAGTGTCCGAAGTGGGTGAGGTTCGCAGCCTCGATCGCGTCGAGCACTGCACCTGGAAGGGCAAGCCGTACACCCGATTCAGGAAGGGATGTGTCCTCAAGCCGACGCTCAACAAGGAGACGGGCTACTTGACCGTTCACCTTGGACGCAAGTGCGCGCGACCCGTTCACCAGCTGGTGGCTTGGGCTTTTCTAGGCCCACAGGACGATGGTGCGCTAGTGCGCCATCGCGATGGCGATTCCACCAACAACCACTGGCTGAACCTGCAGTACGGCACGGGTGGCGACAACTACAAGGATGCGATCTGCCACGGGACCGCGCCTGTGGGCGAGAAGCACTATGCAGCGGTGCTAACCGAAGAGGTCGTCCGCAAGATTCGATGCAGGGCGGACGCCGGCGTGCCGGTCGCGAAGGTGGCCCGAGAGTTCGATGTGAAATACGCGACAGCCCTGGCTGTCGTCAAACGAAAGACGTGGGGGTGGCTCACATGAAGATCGTGAACGCGAAGGTCCTGAACAACGGGATGGACAAGACCGCGGCGCAGGAACTGTTCGACAAGATTGCTGCATTCGCTGGCTACGGTTTCAACCGTTCACATGCCATTGAATACAGCATTATTTCTTATTGGACGATGTGGGTGCGCGTGCGCTACCCCGCAGAGTACTTTGCAGCGTGCCTTTCGGTGGTCGGTGACGACAAGGTGCCCGGTCTGGTGGCCGACGCACGCAGCTGCGGGATCGAGGTGCTGCCCCCGGACGTGAACCGAAGCACCGACCGCTTCGAGATACCCGACAACAAGCACCTGCTGGCCCCGTTCTCCAAGGTCAAGGGGTGCAGCGAGAACACTGCCCGCCGGATCGTGGAGCTGCGTAGCAGCGAACCCTTCAAGGACGACGCGGACTTCGAAAAGCGCCTGGCCGTCACGGGCTCCAAGGTGAACATCCGGGTGCGTGATGCGCTGCGCGCGGTGGGTGCCACCGCCAGCATCGATCCGACGCAGAAAGCTGCGCGCCACCCCGACCGCCGGCGCGAGCAGACCGAGCTCATGCCAGGGCTGGTGCTCGACGCCGTCAAGGCTGACCGCACCACCGACGTCACGGACAAGTTCGTGCGCGCCAAGGTCATTCACATCGTGCAGGAGTACCGCGCCTGCGGTGACTGCGACCTGGCTGGCCAGCCGCACCCGCAAGTGCGCCTGAAGTCCAACGTCAAGTTCATGGTCGTGTCCGACTGCCCGAGCTGGCAGGAGGAGAAGCAGGACAAGCTGATGGAGGGCGACGTCGGCAAGGCGATCAGGGCTGCGATCACCGCGGCGGGCCTGTCACCAGGCGACGGCTACTACACCACGCTGGTCAAGGCCAAGAAGAGCGAGAAGTTCCTCACCAACGACCAGATCAACGGCTGCGCCAAGTTCCTCGAGCGCGAGCTGGAGGTGATCAAGCCGGCGGTGATCGTTGCCCTGGGCAGTGCCACGATTCGCAAGTTCCTGCCTGGCATGAAGGGCGGCAGCGCCGAGATGTGCGGCAAGGTGGTGTTCGATCCCAAGCTGGATGCGTCCATCGTCTGCGGCTTCAACGCGCAAGCCATTCACTTCGACCCTGACAAGCAGGAGGTGCTCGAGGAAGTGTTCAAGAAAGTGGCAGAGATCGTTACCTGATGGCGATCTGATGATTCAATCACCACTGACTACACTTTCCAAGCGAGCATCGCTACATTCAACTGTCACACGAGACCCGTCAACAAGGAGGACTCAATGCCCAAGACCGATCCCGAAATCCCCATGTCCGATCCCGAACTCGATTCCCTGATGGCCGAACTGGAGGCTGAAACCGCGGGCGCTGTTGCGGCCGCACCCACCCCTGCGCCGGTGGCAGCAAAGGCAGACCCGGTGCCCGACCCGGTGCCCGAGATCTCCGACGCCGACCTGGACGACATCGAAGTCGAGGTGCAGCAGGAGCAGGCCCAGGCCGAAGCCGAGCAGCCCGCCCCGCAGCCGGCGCCCCTCAACGAGCTGGAGCAGCAGCTGCAGGCGTCCATCGAGGCGGTGCAGGAGCAGAAGGCGCAGCAGCCGGCCAAGCCCGTGGTGGCAGAGCGCGCTCTTGCTGCAGCCCGTGCGCAACTGCGCGCCGTCCCGCCCGCACCAGCCCCGGCTCCCGCAGCCGAAGCGACCGATCCCGGCGCGATGGCGACGCCCGACCCCAAGCCGCAGCCCGCGGCGCCTGGGCTGAAGTTCCACATCGACGTAGCCCAGTTTCGCGCCGAGACCGACCCGAAGATGACCGACCTGGACAACGCCATGATCCAGCAGTCGGGCCTGCGGGCGTACTACCACACGCAGGCTGCGCTGTCCGAAGCCCAGGAGCAGCGTCTGAAGGACCGCTTCAAGGTCAAGGAAGCTGAGCTCTACGACAAGCACCGCAAGGCCCTGGCCCTGACCGGCGAGAAGGTCACCGAGAAGATGGTGGAGAACGCCGTGCTGCTCGATCCGCAGTGGATCCGCATGAAGAACATGGTGACCGAGGCCGGCACCATCGCCAACATCAACCGCGGCCTGGTGGACTCGCTGCGCGACCGCGCCTCGATGCTGGTGCAGCTGGGCGCAGATCGCCGCGAAGAAGGCAAGGGCCAGCTTCGCATCCTGGCCGAACAGGAGACGCGCCAGCGCGCGATCGACGCTGCGAAGCGCTGATCAAACTGCCTTCCCT